GTTCTGCGGCTAATGGCTGTACTATACAAGCCCAGTAATAATTATTTTGCATATTACTTCTATTGTTTCTTTGTTTCTTAACCTTTACTATGTAATCACTACCAAGTTCTTTTAAGTAATTAAATAGAGTTTGCTTGTCTTGGCTGTTATTTATTACAAAGTTCATTGACGCATGTATTTACCTGCAAGACTGTTCTCTCTTCTTTTTTTTAATTCATTAGATATGCCATCACTTATCGCTTTTTTATTTAGATTAAACATTTCTGATAGTTCTGTTAAGCTATTTGTTTCAGGGTTTTTAAAATAAAAATCAACAACTTTTTTTTGTAAAGCTTTTAAATATCTAGTTGTTCTATACATTCTTTTTTTCATTTAATTAAATGGTTCGTTAATACCTCTTTCTCCTAATAGTTTTTCTTTAGCGCTATCCCACATCATATCACCTTTCTTTTTTTTACTTAATGACGCTTCTGTTCTTTTAAGGCTAGGCATACCATCAGCAGGTTTTGAGGTCATATATTTACCACAACTACATATTACATCTGCAACCCACTTGTTATCTCTATACACTATCTTAGCTTTTAAGACTTCTTTGGTTTTATTACATTCACAAGTGTATAGTGTCATTTTGCTAATCCTCCAGTTAGTGTTTTGCTTTCTTCATGTATTTTTTCTAATTCAAAGTGCAATACATTTATAGCTTTTTGTATATCTTGCTCAGGAGGATTTCCTTCTTTGTTTCCTGCCCTTAATATATATTGTACTGCCTGTGCCTTCCATGCACTTAAATCAAAGTCATCAACAATATCTTTAGCTGAATATCCATATAAGTTTCCTGTATAGTAGTGGGGTTGTGGTGTTTTTTTATAATTTTTAGTCATTTTTATGTTTTTTATATATTTGTTTTATACCATTAAAGCAAGTGTTTAAACATGATGCGCAATTAGTATTAGTGTCATAATTAGTTCCATGTATAACATTGTAAATTGAAATCATCTTAGCTTTTGCTTCAGTATTTTTTGCTACTCCTGATTTTAAATCCTCCCAAACTAAAAGAGCTTCTTTTATTATTTCTTGCGGTAAGTCTTCAGGCGTTTCTATTTCTGTTGTTTTTTCCCATTTTTTAGGTTTGTCTGCACATTCCATTGGTGCTAGTCTTGCCTTTACTTTCATAAAGCATTTACATATAGAGCAGTTTCCTAATAAACTAAGATATTTATCACAAGCTCTGCATATTGCTATTCTATCTTCATAAACATTATTAGAAACAAAAAACTTATTCATTCTTTACTGAGTAATATGGTTCTCTCCAGTCAGGGTGTTTAAAGCCAAACTGCATAAAAAAAAGGTCGTGGGTTTTTGGGTTATACATCTTCATTTAATTCTTTTTTTAATATTGTTCTTACTTTGTCTATTGTTGTGAATATACTATTTCTACTTATTCTAGTCTTTGCTGCTAATGAGTCTAGTGTATTGCCTTCATAATAATATAGTTTAAATAACTCTCTATCATACCATGATTCTAGTTTGTCTAATTCAACATCAATCATTTCAAGCTTTTCCAAACTTTCATTATCAACATCTTGATTTGGTAGATTATATAAATATCTATTGTTTGCGTCTTCCCTTCCACTATTCCATTCAAGAGTACTATTACTACTAGAGTCTATATTATAATTAGCACCATCTAAATGAGTGTAATATTTTTCATATTTATAGTAAAAATTGCTTCTTGTGCTAGTCAACGCTCTTCTTAAAGCTACCGCTCCATAATTTAATATGCCTTTAATACCATCTTTTTCATATATATTTCTAAGGGTGTCGGGATTCATTTGCAGAAAATAAATCATTAATTCTTGGACAGCTTCATTTATTTTGTTTTCATCAACTACAATACCGTAAGCCATAGTCCTAAATTTATCTGTTAGCTTTGATATTTCAATATAAATATCAGTCATTATCAGGCTCTAAAGCGTCTAGTCTTGTTACAGTCTCAGTTAGCATTTGCTCTAATACCACCTTATAAGCTCGTATAACTGCTGAGTTTGTTTTTGTTTCTATTCCTGCATAGAATCCACTTGTTGCAACTGATATGTTTATTGGTAAGATTACTATCCAATCGTAAAAATTGTTTTCTCTTACCCCTTCACCATATCCGTTAGAATATTCTACTATTAAATCAATAACCTCTAAATAATTTTTGTATCTTGCTTGGGATGCTACCTCTTCTGTAAACTGTTTGCACATTGTAATATAAGACTCAACTATTAATCTATGTTCTTCACTTGAATAAATCGGAGTGTGCATACGGCTAAATTAAAATAAAAGTTTATTCAATTCCCTTTTCTTTCTTTAAGTTTTTAACAGCCTCTTTGTAATAACTTATCTTTTCTTCATAGTCAGTCCTAGACATTTTGCAAATTTGTCTTGATTTTATTTGCAGCTCTTCTGCTGTTCCCTCTCCATATTTATGATCTAATGCTATGCCGAATTTATACTGTTCACCTTGACCAAATAAATTATCTGCGGCTGACTGTGCTTGAACGTTATATTCGCACCATCTAGTTGATAAATGCCTTCTTGACATAAAATGACCTGCATGAATTTTACCGCTTTTATAATGGTAAAGTTTTCCAGAGGTTATACATTGAACCATCCCTTCATCAGTTGCGTCTCTTAGCCTAATAAAAAGACTAAACCATTTATCCAGTTCTTTTTTTAATCTACTTATTGACTTGGTAGCCATTTTTGTTTATTAAAGAGTATTTACTAAATGACACAGGTTCATTATACCTATTTCTACTGCTTACAAATTCACTTCTAATATTATAACCTTCGTTTCTTAATTCTAAAACTCTAGATGATAATCTCATAATTCCATATTCACTCATGGCTTCTCTTGATGTAATTGCTCCTTTGTCATTTAGATGTCTAATGATTCTTTGCTTTTGTGTTAGTGTTTTCATTCTTTCAATTTATAGTTTATATGCAGCACTATTGCTGCGATTAATACCCAGCCTATCATTTGAGTAATTTTGGTTCTGGTCTGTAATGTAATACGTGTTCTGGACTTTCTCCTTGATCTACTCTTGCTCTTGCATCCCAAATTGAATCTTTATGATCTCTTAACCACTTTACATAAATAGGTCTATTTAAATGTATAAAACTTGTATTTATAGGACTAGAAACACCAAAATCAAAAGCATTCTCAGCATCTTCAAAATAAAAGTTCTTATAAATTCTATTTAAATCTTTTGCTAAACTCCTAGCCATAACTTCAATAGTCTCTTCCTCAATATTGTGTTGTCCTAATTCAATATATGTTTTACTTATTAAATCTACACAAGACAATAATAAGTCTTTTTTTGTCATTGTTTTAATTAGTCTCATTTTTAAATTGTCTTTTAAGTTTTTCTTTTACATTCATATTTTTTTGCAAGTGCTGATGTATCTTACTCATTGTAGGTTTTTTAGTTTCTCTACGTTCCCAAGTACGAACACAAGCCTTCCAGTCTTTCATTTTGTTTTTCCCAATTTTCCAATCTTTACTTTCATAAAAGTCATAAAAGGCTTCTGCATCTATATTATTGTTTCGTAAGTTACAATAATTTTTAACATCATTAATAGATGGTTTTTTAAAGAGAGACTTTTTATTACTATCTGTAAGATTATTATTATTAATTGTATTGTTATTCTTTAGCATTTTTGCTAATACCTCTTTGTCATTTTTATTAACACCCTCATAGCAAATTTGTATATACCTGTTATCAATTTCTTTAGTACCCTCTTTATATGTGAAGCTAACTTTTATGAATCCATTTTTTTTTAACTCACTAATCCATCTTGAAATAGTTACTTTATTCTTGCCATAAAGTTTGCTAAAGTATTGGTTAGAAGCAAAACAAACGCCATTCATTTGTAATAAAGCTGTTATTTCAGCAAAAAGTAATTTAGCATTTGGTGTAATATCAGCATACCTTATATGTGCAGGAATATACGAATAGTAATTAGGTTTTTCCATTATATTATTTTAATTGTAAAATGTTAATAGTAAAATGATAATTTTTGAGTGCTAAGTTAATATTTTCAATTTGATTAGAAAAATCAAAATAAGTTGTATGTATAATACATATAGCTTCTCCACTTTTAACTTGTAGTTTTACATCTGATTTTCTTGATTCATTAACCTTATTTTGTAACAAGTAACTTTTCATGTGTTTGCCAGAGACAAATATTTCTTTTTGATCATCAATATCTTTATACTTTTTATAAACCTTTGTAAAGGCTCTTCTATAAATTTTACATTTTTTAAAATTTTTTTTATGTGCTTTTACATAATGATATGTTAAAGACCTATCCCTATCTAAAACTTCTGCTATGACATATCTACTTATACTCTCTTCAGTCAATCCAATATATGCAGCAATTGACCTTGATGACTGTAACTGTCTTTTTCTGCTCTTATCTGACAAAGAGCCTTTAGGCAACCCCATTACTTCAGTAGTGAGGTTGCAAATAGCTTTAAAATTTAATTCTTCAGTCATCTTAAAAAATATCATCATCATCAGTAGTAACAAAACCCTCATTACTTTCTGAATTTTTATTATTCCAACGCCAAGAATTTATATTTGTATAATAACGACCGTTAAATTCGTTACTCTTAATATTAACTGAAACCTCAACAGTATCACCAATATCAAAATTATCTAGCTTTTTTAATTCTTCATTACCAAAGGCTGTAATACATACCTCTGTTTCAAATTGGTCAAACTGCTTTAAGATCACATCTTGTTTTTTCCATTCTTTACCTGCATTAGATATTCCACTTTGTAGCGGTAAAATTTTACTAATTTTTCCTTTAATTTCCATGTTTATTATTTATTAATTATTTTTAAAATTTCTTGTAATTTTTTATTTGTTTTTATAAGATCCATTTTTAACTGTAAGTTATATTCTTTAACTCTTTTGTTTTCACTTTTAAAAAACTCAATTTTTTCACTATTTTCTAAAGGTGTGTTAATACTGTTTCTTGGCATATTTGTTTCCATATTATTTTATTTAGTTATTAAAAAAGAAAGTGAAAAGGAGTTGGTAAACTACAAAGTATAACAGCTAATTATTAAATGTTTTATACCTAACCTTTTCACAATCTATATTATTTATTTTTAAGTTTCCAGTTTATGTACTTTGTCAAAGTATCACCATCAAAAATTATTTTATCTTTTTCTGGTGCGTATGGATATTCTTTTCCATTAGTATGTTTCTTAGTTTTTAATCTTTGAATAGGTAATCTATACAAAAACCTACCAATGCCAAAACCAACACAAGCTCTCTTAAAAGCATCTGAAGCATGACCCTTATCTTTTTCCACATTACTTTCTGAGCCTGTATCATCTTGCCAAACCCATTCCTTGCCGTTGAATATTTCTACTCTGCAAAACAAAAGTCCATCAGCAGAATAATATGACTTTTTCCAATTTCCAACACCAACAACATCATCTAACAAATCCATACAATCTCTAGCGTCAATATAAGCAACACAAGTAGTTATTCCAAATTTAGTTGACTGAACCCTCCATTTATATGGAAGCTCTTTACATAAGTCTTTAAGTTTAGTTTTCATTTTATCTTAAATTTATTATTAGTGCTTTGTTTTTATACTGCTCTGCATATTCTTTTAATTTATCTTTATCTTCAAAGTCATAAACTTCGTCAAGATTAAGTCCTGATCTATCACAATAATCATCTAAAGCCTTGTCTATTTGTTTTCTAGTACCAAATATTCTAATAGCTTGACTATATTCTTTAATGTCATTATCATTACACTTTAAATGACTGTTTCTTTTTCTTGTTGTTGTATATAAACCGCTAGGGTAAAAATAAAACGTATCGCATTCTAGTTTCATAATTAGTAGTTAAATTGTAAGAATAAATAAATAGAAGCGTATGCTAATGCAAAAAGTGACGTAATTATTAAATAAAATTTAAACTGACTTATTTCATTATCATAATTATGTATAATATACTCTTCTCTCCAGTTAATAAATTGACCTTTATTATCCTTCATATAAAAAAAGTCTGCTGCTTCTTTAGGTGTTAAAGTAAATGTAATACCTGTTTGTTTGTTTGTTAGTTTCATTTTTCTTTTTTTTATTGATTAATATGGTACAAAAGTAAAAAGAAATATTAATTATTAACACAATTGCTTACAAAGTTATTAACAATTTAAGTGTTAAGAAGGGTTTTACTAGATTAAAATTTTTATAAACTTAATAGTAAAATAAATAAGATAAGTAGGGAATAAAGTGTGTAAACCTGCCAATTAAGCTCTTCTTTCATTATAATGGCATTAATAAATTTAAAGGAGTTTTACCGTTGTTTAGTATTACAGCACAACCAACTGCTGGTCTTTTTCCGTATTTAGCATATGCCATAGCGTATGACTTATGATTAATTCCGCAACCGACTTGAGTTCCAAAGACTCTAAACTTTTTTCCAACATAATGTTCTGTATAGCATTGAGTATGCAAGTGACCTTGTACCGTATTCATCATATCGGCACGACATTTAGTTCTAGCAGTACCACCTTCACCGTGTATATATTGAACGCCATCCTGCTCAAATCTTTCTACAAACTCCCAATTAGGTGTTCCTAACACTTCTTTATAAGACTTAATCCATTTAGAAGGTATTGCAGAGGTTTGTGCCTTACGCATTATAATACGATCATGATTTCCTATAATAACTTTAGTACCAATATCGTCAAAAGCATCATACCATTTAGATATTTTGCTTATAGCTAAATCTAACTCTTCTAAGCCACCCATTCCGTCTGCTGAGGTCTCATGATAGCTACTATAATGATTGTCGATTATATCGCCTATAAAGATGGTTTGTGTGCAATTAAATGCTTCATATTGTTCTAAACACCAATCTAAATAACCGTCTAGGCAAAACGGCTCATGAAGGTCACCGATAACTAGGACATTCCTAGCTTCGGTTTCCCTCATTTTTTCTAATGCCACAATTTCATGTGGTTTTAGTCTGTATCTATTATTTCTTTGCTGCATCCGCCCATCCTTGCCCTAATACAAGTGCAATTACTCCGTATAAGATGTTTTGAGATGTCTCAGGGTTTATACCCCAATTATCACTTAAAAGCTGAACAATTACACCAACAGCAGTATATAAAAATTTACGACTTGCTAATGCTTTTTTTAATGTTTGAATTAAAATCCAATTTCCCATAATTATTTGTTTTTGATTATTAATTAATTTAGTAAAGTTACTTATCTGTAAAGCCAAAACACATCTTGGTCTTTTTTATTATCAACATCACAATGTATAAAAGTCTTACCTATTCCTATTCTTGTAATACCTACCTCTAGTAATGCTGTGATTATCAATGCTCTATGTCTACTACCATTACAATGAATATCACATGCAACCCCATATTGATGACTAGAGCCTACTCGCCCACCTATTTTCAAATTCCATTCTTTTGTTCTATAACCAGAATTTATCTTAAAAGGTATATCAGCATTTCCTCTAGCATAGTCTAATTTTTCAAGGAATTTATGATTCATCTTTGAACCTGATCCTGGTTCATCTGGACTATCAAACTCAGAAAGAGAAAAGTATTTTAAATTCAAAGTGTTACTGTTTGATTCAACAATATTAGAGATAGTAGGTTTTATAGATTTTGCAGCCT